TTCAACACCGACTTTACCTTCTACTGGACAGAATGTACCAGCATCCCACATAGCCCACCAAATAGCAGAGTCTTGACACATCACTGACACAGCAGCAGTCTTCATCTGCATATTGAACAATGACTCAGCCTTGATAATCATTTCACAGTTAGCATCTCTTACAGTAGTACCCATTGAGATACCAAATATTTGAGTCTGCACCGCTGCAGCCACACCGCTACTACACATCTTGTTATTGATGGTTGTAATAGATGGTGAGATAGCTGACGGAGGAGGAGACTTTACTGTTGTCTCAGACCTGTTTGTAGACTCAGTAACGATAGGTTGTGCGTTGACTGGTACATAGCTTATACAGATAAGAACTAAGCCTATCCATAGGTATAGTATAGCTCTCATTATTGTCCTAGTTCTTGTTCTAACTTGCGAAGTTCTTCTTGCTCTGCAGGAGTTAAGCCAACAGGTGCTTTACTGGTTGTATTGCTTTCAGATTCTAGTAAATCTTGAGCAGTGATACCAGCCTGTTCAAAAGCCTGAATAGCTTTTAAGAACAAAGGACCTGTAACTGGTTGTCCTTTTTCTTGTTGTTTAAGCAAGCTTAGTGCCATGTTTGTTGCTTTAGGGTCTGTAATAGACTTAGCAATAAATCTAGGACCAAATAACATTGTTCCAGCGGCAACAGCAGACCAACCAGGATTGTCAGCAGCTACTTTTTGAGCATCAGGATTTAATAAAACCAATAAACCGCCACCGAGTGTTCCGATAGCCTGTGCTTGTTGAGCTGCAAAGAACAAAGGTGCATCCGCTGTTGGTCTCACATTAGACAATTCAGCTGCTTTTAACAAACGCTTAACATTGTTTTGCTGGTCTTCTGTTAAAACAGTCTTAAATGTACGACGCACTGCTTCATCGCTATCAATCTTTTGACCAAGAGTTGCAAGAGAGCCTTCTGATTTTAACAAGTTTTCAACATAGCCACGACGAACTGAATCAATCGTTCCTTTTACATCTAAATCTTTGTTTAACTGTTTTGCTCGTGATAAAGATTGCTGCATCTCTTTAAATGCTGTTACATTTCCTGATGCAAATATATTCTTACCTACAAACTCAGGGTCTTTATCTAGAAGTTTAGCCGTTGTGTCTGTATATAAATCGTTAATGCTATTCCTATAAAGATTGGAATAAAACTTGTATTGCTCCGACAATGTTTTACTCGTGTCTTCTGGAAGTCTTCCTTCAAAGTTAATAGAAGAGCCTTTTAGCTTGTTACCTGCAATATCCATTTGTTTTTCTAAATTACTAACAAATGAGTTTAATTGAGCAGATAACTTACTATCTGGTTCTGTTGATTTTTTTAAATCTCTTGCTTTTGTTTTAAAGTTAGATAGAATTTCATGTGCAATAGCAAAATCAATAGTTTCTGGTGCATTAGAAATTTGATTTAAAAACGCTTGTTCACCAGTTGAGATATTTAAACCACCTGCTTTTTCAGCAGTGTTTAAAAGCTGATTTGCTTGGTTTTGTAAAGGTACTAAGTCTACTTTTGTGCCTTTTTTCTGAGCCAATGTTGTATAATACGGACTTACAGTTTGACTAAGTGCTTTATCTCCAGCTGCTATAGCATTAGCAAAAGATTCACCAGTTGCAACACTATCATATACACCAGTAGTAATGTTATCTAATATCTTTGTTTTAGCTGTCTGTATTGCTGTGTCTGTTTTCTTTTCAGCAGCCATCATAATAGGCTTACCTGTAAAAGAACCACGAGCAATAGACTCAGAAATACCTGACATTGTTCCGCCAGTAGATTGAAATGGTGTTAAACCAAAACCACCTGATTCTTTAAGAAGTCTGTCAGCAGCTAAAGTAGCAGCAATGTTTGGGTCTGCTGGAACATTGCTTCCAAAGTAACCCATTAGCTTGTCTCTGCCAACATTAAATAAACGACCGCCAGCACTAAACACCAAGTTACCTAATGAGTCATAAGTAGCTTGCTCAACACCTGATGTAACTACTTTAAGAAAATCAGGAGTATTTTGAATAGCTTGTCTACTAGCCTCGCCAATCGCACCGCCAAATCCAGCACCAACAGTTCCCCTAACAGCAGCCTGTCCAAGCATACCGCCAGTTCTAACGGATGCTGGATTTCTACCACCTATAAAACCAGCCGCACCTCCTAACATTCCACCGAGTTCTGGTAGTGTTTCAATAGTGGCTTGTTTAAACTGTTGACCTAGGGAAGGTGCTTGGTAGTTTGGAGATAAAACTGAAACATAATTAGAATCGCCACCAAGTTCTTTTTCAAGACGGTCTAATTCTTGTTGCTCTTGAGCTGTAAGTGCCATATAATTCCTTATTGACCTGTTTGACCTTGTTTTCTACGAAGTTCCATTAAACGCTGTTGTTTTGCTAGTCTGTCATTTACTTCTTTTCTAGTCTCGTCTTGAGCTTTAGCAAAGTCAAACTTAGCAAAATCTCCTTGGAATGAAGATGCTTTATCATAAACACCTTTATCAACTTCAGCTTCTCTAGCAATTCTGTTAATAACATTGGTTAATGTTTCTTTAGTCAAACCACGGCTACCTACAGCTTCTTTCAAGAACTTAACATCTTTATCAGACAAAGCACCTTTTAAGTTCTTAGCTTGTCCAACAGTCAATGCAGCAAATAACTGGTCTAACTGTTCTGATTCTGATGTACCAGTTACTGTAACACCTAAAGCACTGGCTACTTGACCTGCTGTTAACTTTGCACCTGATGCCGTGCCAGTAAATGCTTTATTTAAAACAGAATTAAAGTCTTGAACTAGCTGAAGTGTTTGAGATGCTGATGAAGCTCTGTCTTCATAATCAAGAAGTTTCTTAACACGAGCATCACGCAAAGCTTTATCTTGTTGTTCTGCAACAGGAGCACCAGCCTTAGCCACAGACTTTCTTCCTTCTAACTGTTCTTGATTAAACCGTCTTGCACCTTCAACATCTCCGAATTGCTCTACTAGCTCATTTAGACGAATACGCTTTGCAGTTTCTTCAGCAGCTGGTGTTGATTCTCTTCTTGCTCTAACTGCTAAAGCAATGTCTTTATCAATATCAGCAGCTCTTGCAGTAGCTTGAATAGCTAAGTCTGTGTATCCTCTTTGTCCTAGAGCTTGTGCAAAAGAACGAAGACCTTCTGGTGTAGACACATCAAATTGTGAACGCATCTGCGTGACATCCCTAACCATCTGCATCTGAGGGTCTTCAACACCTAATAAACCTCTAACCCCTTGACCAATCATTTGACCTTGCTGAGTAGCAAGACCGTAAATATTAGCCATAGAAGGGTTTAACAAAGAACCAGGACCTGATGACATTCTACCTACAGCCATCTGCTCTGCCTCTAATTCATTTTGTCTTCTCTGAGAATACATCTCAGGAGTCAGACCAAAGATACCCAATACTGATTGTTGTTGTGCCATTTTAATTCCTTAGTCAAAAGACTCTGTTTGCCATAGACCAGGTGTTGATGTGCTATTAACATCAAATCCTCTAAAACCACCACCGATTATATTGCTAAACCAGTTTTGTACTTGTGGGTTACTAGCAATAGAACTTACTTGATTCCCAATAGTTCTTTGTTGAGCAGCATTAATATCTTGTTGAGCAATTTGACCTGCTAAACCAGTTAATGCAGCAGACCTTGTACCTGTTGATAATAAATCACCAGCTCTTGCACCTGCTGTCGAAGCACGACCACCTAGTTCTGAACCTAATCCAAGAGCTTGAGCACCCATACCTTCAATAGCAGAACCCAAACCAAGTTGTGTCTTTAATGGGTCGTAAGCAGCAGATTGTAGTTGTAGACCTGTTCCTTGTAAACCAGCACCGCCCGTTAACAAACCTTGACCAAACTGAATCTGTTGCTGTGCAGCTTGTTCCGCACCTGCAGCCAACTGAGCTTGTTGACGAGCTAATGCGTTGTAGTAAGCAGCCATCTCTGGGTTAGTTGCAGCCATGTTACCAGCTGCAGTACCGCCAGTAGCTAAGCCTGTACGACCTGTTTGAAATAGACGATTACGAATACCAGCTAGTGTTTGTTCATTCTCAGGAGCTAACAAAGCCTGTTGTTGAGCGATAAAACGCTGGCGAACAGCTTCAGGAGACTGTCCTAAGTAACCTTGACCTAAACCATACAAAGACTGAGCACCTTGATTTAAAGCAGAGGTGTCTATACCTTGGGCTTGCTGTAAAGCACTGCCATAGCCACCTAAAAGACTTGTTTGTAAGCCTTGCAATTGAGGAGCTAAGGTATATCCAGCACTTTTTAGTTGACCTGTCATCGGGTCTATTTCAAAGTTTGATGAACCAAAGCTAGTAGTAACTCCAACTGGTCTAAACTGAGCCATCTGTGCTGCTTGTTGTGCAGCTAACTGCTGTTGAGCAGAAGCACCGCCATACGCACCAGAGACATTAGTTCCACCTCCAAACAAACCTCCGACAGCACCGCCTAACTGTGCACCTAACATAGGATTGCCAAAAGAAGCACCAATCGCTGCTCCTGCAAGCGGTGCAACTGCGGAAACTATTTTACCCATTATACACCTCTGCTCCAAATATGATATTGTTCATTGTTATTTCCCTTACAAGGCTCTAAATATTTAAAACCAATACTTTTTGCGAACTTCGCTAGTTTGGTGTTATCCTCTTCTATAAGGGCTACCAACGGAGTTGACACAAGATACTGTAATACATTCAAATCTTCTAAATACTTCTTCTTTACTTTCGGTGTCCAGTTAAAGACATCCGTGTGAAACCAGTGCATACCTGCGAAGAACTCTAAAAACATTACATAGTCCCGACGCTGTACGACTGGTGTCTTTACGCTGTTCGCTTCCACATTCTTACCACGATGTATGGAGGTAAGTTAGCGTTAGTACCGCTAGAACCTGTTGAAGCGTTAGTTGTTGCTACGGTAATACCTGTTGTGCTAGAGCCTGTTGTGCCGTTTGTGTTGCTATCGACCTGACCAGATGGTTGTAAAAACAAAGCTGAACCTGGTGGACGATATGCACTGAATGAGTGAGTATGTCCAGGGTCTGTTACAGTTGATGTTGCTGTATGTGTATGGCTTACAACAATAGCATCTTTAGAACCACCAGTTTCTTCTGCTGTATCAAACAAAGCATCGCTGGCATTTAAACCAACCATCATACGACCAGCACCAAAAGCTTCCCAAGTACCAAAACCTAACAATGTAGCTGGGTTGCTAGAGCTAGTTGCGTTAATGTAAATAGAACCAACAGGATACGCAGCCGATAAAGCAGATGTTACAAAGGCTGTGGTGGCAATCTGAGTTGTGTTAGTACCAGCAGCAGCTGTAGGAGCAGCAGGAGTTCCTGTGAATGTTGGCGATGCAATATCAGACTTAGAACTGATAGCACCAGCAATAGAGTTAAACTCGTTGTCTATCTCTGTGCCTTTAACAATCTTGTTAGAGTCACCTGTAGGTAGGGTGTCTTTAGTGGCAAAGTTCGTTGCCTTAACATAATTACTCAATCTTATTCTCCTTTATGCTTATCTAAATAAGCAATTGCTTTAGTTAGTGTGTTAATAGACTCTTTTAGTAAACCAATGCTGACATTGCAGTTGTGACATAAAAGTCCTCTAATTTTATTAGTGTCGTGACAGTGGTCTACAAATAACTTTTGTTTAGGTGCTTCAACTGCGTCTATTCCACAAATATCACATTTATGGTTTTGTTCTTTAAGTTTATTATTATACTCTTCTTGAGTTAAATCATAAGTCTTTTTTAAATGATATTCTTTGCCATATTCCCGCATATAAGCTTTTCTAGTTTCGCTTAAAGGGTCTGCTTTAATACACTCCTTACAAATTGTCTTATGCCCTGATTTTCTATCTTTTGTCTTGTAGTAATCAGTAAGTGGTTTATTCTTACCACATTTTTTACATTTATACATTACAAAGTCTTCCCAGACTTAAGGAAAAAATCAATTTTCTGAATTGATAATGGTGTGCCATCAATGTCTGATTCAAAGCCTAGCTGTAAGACAGTACCAGAACCAGAAGCAGGAATATTAGCAATGTCCAAAGCAATACCGTTAGTGTAAGTAGCTACATTGTATTCAGCTGTACCATACTCAAACACAGACACTCGTTGCAATGTAATACCACGAGAGAAGTAGTTACGAGTATAGTCATAACCCCACTTAACAGCAATAGGCTGAGCAGAACCACCGATAGCTGTCACATTGATACGCTTTAGAATCTTGTTAGTTGTAGCTGAGCCAAAGTCAAAGTAGTTAGTAAAATAAGACATACGATATGTTGCACCGTTGTCTTCATAACTATCATACTTACCAATAAAGCCAGCCTTACCAATATACAACTGCCTGTCTTGAGTGACGCAGAATGCTGTCGGTGCAATCTGTTTCCAGATAGTTGTTCTAGCAGCACCATTCTCTAACGCACCACGAGTATCAAAACAATAAGTAAAACCAGTAGACGGTAACGCTAACAAGTAGAAAGCATCTGTAGAGAAGTAAGTAGCTTTAATATACTTTAACAACTCAGAGTTCACATTAGCTAATAACTCATCACGAACATTCTTTGAGATATCTCTAAATGGCAATGACTTCTCTTGCACAACTCGTTGTAAAGACTGCACACCAGTAGAAGACAAGAATAACAAGTCTGTACCAATCGAGGCTACAGAGTCTCTAGCGATACAACCAATACCAGTGATAACATCTTTTAATACCAATGCTGAGGGGTCTACTGGGTTCTCATAGATTACAATGTGCTTTTCACAGAAGATAATCAAGAAACCGTTGTGAGACGCTAACGCAACAATAGGGTCATTGTTAGGAACAACTTCACTAATGTTTAAGTATCCTGAAGTACCTGTTTTCCACTCAGTAGGGTCTAACAAATCACTGAAGTAAACAGTTTGTCTATCGTTTGCAATATCTGCTACCCACACACGACCAAAAGCAGTCATACAGACATTAGGTGTAAAGTTACTAACTGTGTAAGCACCTGGTAAGTTAGAAGCAATATCGCCTAAGCGTTGTAGACCATAAGCACCAGTATGTGCATGAGGTGTAGAGCCTAATTTATGATACACCAATATAGGATGACCAGCCTGAGCTAAAATAGCATGACCTGAAGGAGTTGCTCCAGTGTCGTAAGGCATACCACTAATCTGCCAGTTATCGTCAGTGATGGTGTAAGTTAAGTTAGCCGTGTTATTACTGTTACGAACAGCTAGTTCAGTTAATGTTGTAGTGCCGCTATAAAGCTTATTGTTAGCTGCAGACAATACCACATTACCGTCATCCTTAAACACCTCATAGATGGCTCTAAATGAGCCTGTAGAAGCTGCTGTAGAGTTTACCTTAGTCCACCCCTTACGAGCACCAATACGACCATAGCGGTCGATTACGCAATTATTAGCCTCTAATGCAAAACCACTGGACAGCTGAATAGAACTATCTTGAGTATTTAACCCAAAGAAGCCTGGAGCTGCAATCGTACCAGTTGTTATTTGTTCTGCCATTTATGGAGCACTCCAAGTCTCTTCTTCAAAGTAACGACCAGCTTCAAGAGAAATAGCATCAGCTAATGATGTTCTGTAAAGACTGTAAGCTTCACTAGACATTAAACCACCGTCTTCACCACGCTCCGCCAAGGCTTTAGCATAAGCTAAGAAGATAACAGGCTCAGAAGGAACTAATAAGTTATCAGAGTCAGAATCTAGTAATGGTTGCGGTAATATCACATTGAAACGAATATTGTAGACACCGTTAGGAACAGGAAATAAGTCTACCTGTGTGTCACCGTTAGCATCAGTACCGTTAAAGTTATAATACTGTGGAGCACCCTTTTGAGCAGGATTCAATAAGAACTGCTGGTTCATCCAACGAGTAGAGGCATTTCTAACGATAACATCGGAAGTATCGTTTAAGACATCAATAACACGGAAACGCTGTCCAGAACCAACTAATACATAGTTAAAGATGTCTACAGCTGTTACCGCTGTCAATGTGTCTGACAATGAGTTCCAGTTGTAAGCATCTTCGACATTGCGTTTAGCATCGTTGACAAAGTCACCAATTAGCTTAGAATAAGCGTTATCGTTGACAGAGGAAACTTCCGTTTCTCTGAGTCGTCTTAGAACCGAATTAACGAGTTGAATGTAGTTCATAATGTTCCTAAGTTTACCACAGTTTTATGTTTGTGTCAACAACTATTTAGCGTCCACGACCACTTTTTTTCATCATCATTGGCTTGGATTTACCTGCCTTTGATAGGCTGATAGCAATAGCCTGTTTTTGAGGCTTACCTTCTTTAATCAAAGTTCTGATATTAGAAGATACTGTTTTGTCTGATTTACCTTTTTTTAGTGGCATAATTACTCCTTAAGAACCGTTCTGATAAGCTGTGTTTTGTATAATTTCTACAGTCAAGATAACTGACATGGTAGAGCCTGTCTCTGTAGTAACCTCAATATAATCATACTCATCCATGACCATGCGACCATCAGAGAACTGAATATAGTTATTGTTTCCTGAGTTCAGAGTAGTAGAATGAAGAATAGTAATGTCATCACTATCTGAATAATCATGCCATACAGCATTGACTGTCTTACCTGAGCCAGTGCTGTTACTGATGAACAACAAAGTAGCAATGGCTTTACACCCTTTAGGTACAGTGTAGATAACTGTAGGGGTGTTAGCAACAATGTTCTTACCTACTGTTAGTTCTCTCATTTAAATGTCCAATGCGATGCAATAAATGTAACGATACCACCAACAATAGAAGCTACTGTCATGCCCATCCAGAAACCGCCTTTAGATTTGTTAGCAAGTTCTAGCAGCTCTTCCATACCAGCCTCTAGTTTGTCTACTTTCTTTTCCAGAGACTCTACAGTAGCAACCAACTTCCCATACTTATAGAGGTCTATTCCGTTCTCTTCGCTCATGCTTACTCATCCGCAGGTAATGGTTCATTGCCTTCAGCTACCCACTTTAGGTACTCTTGGTAGTCTGTGTTGGCTGGGTCAAATGGAATGAAAGCGTTGTCTGATAGCCGCAATACAATGGTTGATTTACCCTGTAAATTTAAAATAGTTTTATACATTTACAACTCCGAATTAAAACTCATTGAAAACCCTGAATTTGCAAATGCCGCACCGACTGCACTAACACCAGACAAACTGCAATTTATTCCGTTTGGCGATAAACTATACGCACCAACAGAAGTATTGAAGTTGCTTGTAGTTGTTGTATGAAGATTCACAGTACCAGTTGTTGTGTAAGTTGGTGTTGCTCTCATCGTAGTTGGAAAATCTGTTCCGCCACCAAATGAACCACCACCATAATTAGTAAAAACTTTTCCAAAACTATTTTCGTCATACGAGAGCTTTAAAAAATACCTCTGACACAAAGCTAACTCAGTACCATAAGGTCTGTAATCAAAGCTAGTAGCAGTAGAGCCTTTTTCTAGTTGAACACCTGTAATGTAGAAGGTTGCTCCGTTAGTGCCGACCAAAGAAACAGAGCCACTTGTGCGAAGCGTGTTGCTTGCTGTCCATGCGTTTGCAGATGCTTGATTGAAACTAGAGCCACTACCCAAGTCAAACCACATACGCAAGCCACGACCAGCATCAGTAAGCCATGTTCCGCTTGTGTCTCCAGCAATGGTGATTGTCTTTGTTTCGTATGTGTTGGCAGAATCGACTGTAAAAGTGGCAACATAAGACCTTGCTCCAGCAGAGTTACCAATAGCTACAGAATATGTACCAGTAATAGATGCTCTTACTCTGAACGACAAAGTTACTGTTTGTGCGTTGGCTGTTCCCCAATCAAAGTCAGCAGCATTAAATCCTTCAACATACTGAACAAAACCAAAATAATCTCCAGAACCTGATGAGAATGCTGACAAAGAAGTAATCAACGCAGAGTTCTTAAAGCCAGCAGGAACAGTAGTTGATTGCTGAACGCTTACTTTACTGGCTTGGTTTGTGTTCACATTCCAGCGGTCAAGTGTGTACTGTCCGTTTAGCGTTGTAATAGTAACACTAGCACCAGCGTTCCTTTGGTCAATGCTCATCTGTCCGTTCAGAATTCTATTCTTGAATCCAAACCCTGTAGCAGCAGTAGCTTGGGTAGAAGCATCATTAAATACTAGTCCGCTAGTACCATTTATTGTTAAACTCATATTGTTACCTCAAATTTATTCTTTTTTGACATATTTTCACTAGCTAAAATTATTTGTAAATTATTAGGAACATGAAGACCAGATACTAATTTACCGTTTAAAGGCACTACATGGTCTACATGATATTTAACAAAACCGCTTTCTTTATTTAACTTATCTTTTTCTAGATATATTTCTTTTATTTTAGCCTTATCTGCCCAAAGCGGTGTTCTTTTCTTTTCACCCTCTTTTCTTTTTAAAGCGTATTCAAAATACCTATCAATATTTTCTCTGTAATGTTTTTTACTATATTCTTGCCGTTTTTCACGATGTTTAATATAGCTTTTTTTAGCTCTATCTTTAGCTGTTTTTATGTTGTACTTATAAGCACAGGGTTTACATTGACCCCTTAATCCAAACTTGCCATGAGCTTGTTTGTGAAACTCTGAAAATGGCTTTTCAATCTTACAGCCATTACAAAGTTTTACGCTCATGCCAATTCCTCATCTGTTGGTCTAGCTAATGTTGGATGCTCCCACTTAGCAATGTAATCGCCTTTACCATCTGAATCGTTTTGTAGTGTGATGACAGTCATAAAGTCTTGTGGAGTTAGCTCTGGATATAGAACCATTACTTTTTCAAATAGAGTCATTATGCAGCCCTTATTAATGAAGCATTAAACCAAGTTGCTGTTTGTGATGCAGACACCACATTGTTTGATGATTGAGCATATTGGAAACCATAAATTTCAATATAGTCTGTAGAGCCATTACAGTAAACAATTGATGAAATTGAAGCTCTTACACCGCCAACAGTTTGTGGGTAAGCTGTTTGACTATACTGATAAACACTACCATTTTTGTAAATAGCTAAACAATAAATAATCCCATTCCAGTAGTTCATGCTGGCACAAGCATTGACTTGATAATAACCAGCTACAGTAGGAGTAAATCTACTAGAAGCATAATTACTGTTAGTGTCAAATAACTCTGTATCAAATATTATTTTTGTATCAGTAGCTGATGTTAATGTAGTTGTAGTTCCAGCATAAGCACTAAAAGCTGGACCAGCAACAGGCAATTGAGAAGTTAAAGCAATAGTTCCAGTAGTAGCAGGAACTGTTAGAGTTAAATTACTAGCTGTATCTGCTTCTTGTAAGGTTATTGAACCGCCTGATGAAGTATTTAGTTTAAGACTCATGCTTGCTCCAATGCTTCAATTCTAGTCTTTAATTCATTCAGAGCAAGCGATTGCTCCGTAATGATGGCTTGTTGTTCTTGAATAGCAGCGGTTAGTGTAGCTACTAAGAATGAAGTATCAACACCCTGTGGTCTGATAGAGCCATCTTCATTTACAGCATCTTTTTCACCAGTAACAGCGTTAGGGCAAACTTCTGCTAATTCATGGGCAATAAAACCATCACCATAAGTATCGTCTGCTTTCCAAGTCCAAGTGCTTGGCTTTAACAAAGCTACTCTTTGTAGTGCATTTGTTAGTGGCTGAATGTCATTTTTTAAGCGATAGTCAGAACCTGAGTTATAAGAAGTTGCTGAACCTGTAACAGCAATATTACCTACTTCTGTTGTGTCTTTGTAAAACAAAACAGTAGCACCATTGACATTTAGTCTATTGACATATAAACCAGCACCACCGCCATCGGCATGGGTTTTTGTAATAAATGTTGTTCCGTTTTGTTGAAGCTCAACACCTATAGTAGCAAGACTATTAGAAGCAGTTTTGCCAATTAGCATATTGCCAGAGGTGTTTATTCTAATTCTCTCTGATGGAGTAGAGCCTGTGTAAAAAGTAACTTTATCGTCAGAATCGCTTGATTGTGACCAAACTCTACATTCCCTAGCCGTAGAATTTAACATCATGCCCATTTTGTATGAGCCACCTGAGCCAAACTTCATACCAATAAACTTATCAGTAGCCCAAGTCAATCCAATATCGCCAGTAACCTGTAGCTTGTTGCTAGAGTCCGCAGTAACACCAATACCAAAGTTACCATTTGAATCAAATCTAGCTACTTCAGCACCGCCTTCAGCAAAAGCAATAGTATCGGCTGCTGGGAAGAATATGCCTGTATTAGTATCTGTACCTCTGACTGCAGGGGTAGATGCTGAACCATCAACATCAGATACCCCATTAGTTCCATTTAGAATTAAACTCATTAGATAATCACCCAAGTTGAGCCTGATGGAACTGTTACAGTCACACCAGAGTTAATTGTCATAGTACCTGCACTCATTGCATTGTTACCACTAGAGATAGAATAGTTAGTAGAGATAGTGTTAGCGTGTTCATACAAGCCATTGGTAGTTGTGTTACCACTTGCAGCAGCATTGACCCAGGCAGAGCCATTATATTGAAGAACTTGTCCTGACGCAACAGAAGTAATAGTTACATCAGACAAATCATCTAAGGCAGGGGTTACATTGATAGTAGCCCAAGAAGCTGTAGAACCGTTAGTAGTTAAGTATTTACCACTATTGCCTGTCTGAGAAGGCAGAGCATCAACCGTAGCCCATGAAGTAGCTGTTCCGTTAGTCGTTAAATACTTACCTGCATTACCTGTTTGAGATGGTGTATAACTGGCTGCTAGAGTAGCACTGTTTGCAGCATTTGTAGCTGATGTAGCTGCAGCACTGGCAGAGTTACTAGCATTAGTAGCACTTGTTGATGCTGCACTTTCTGAGTTACTTGCATTCGTTGCTGATGTAGCAGCATTGCTGGCAGATGTTGATGCAGCTGAAGCAGAACTAGCTGCGTTACTGGCTGATGTAGAAGCATTGCTTGCTGCAGTTTCTGCATTGGTCTCTGCTAATTCAGCAGCAGCTTGTGCAGTCTCTGCATTGGTTTCAGCTGTTTCAGCATTGGTCTCTGCAGTCTGTGCAGCAGTTGCACTGTTCGCTGCATTAGTCGCAGAAGTAGACGCAGCAGAAGCTGAATTACTTGCGTTAGTTGCTGATGTAGCAGCTGCACTAGCACTGTTAGAAGCGTTAGTTGCTGAAGTAGCTGCAGCAGTAGCTGAGTTGCTGGCGTTTGTAGCGGATGTAGAAGCACTGCTTGCACTAGTAGACGCAGCAGAGGCAGAACTTGCTGCAGCTGTGGCAGCTGTTTCAGCGTTGGTCTCAGCAGTCTCAGCGTTTGTTTCAGCAGTTTGAGCAGCTGTAGCAGAACTAGCAGCGTTAGTTGCAGAAGTGCTTGCGGCACTGGCTGAAGAAGCAGCGTTAGTTGCAGCAGTTTCAGCATTAGTCTCTGCAGTCTCAGCGTTAGCTTCTGCTGTTTCAGCATTGGTCTCAGCTAATTCAGCAGCTGTCTGAGCAGCAACAGCAGCAGCTCTTGCAGCTTCTGCAGCAGCAGCATCAACTTCAACCTCTGCAGCTAATTCCCGAATTAAGAGAGCTTCACTGGCTGAGTCACCAGTTGCGTCGCCTGAACCACCTGCTCCACGATAAATAGCCATTGATTATCCTTTGTGTCTTTGTTAAAAGCTTTCAGCGAAGCCCTTAAAAAAGACCCCTGCCGAAGCAGGGAATCTTAGTGCTTATATTAAGCGTTAA